ATTGTATATCAGTAGGCGTAATCGTAATATCGTTAGGTTCAACAGTAAAGCCAATACTGTTATTGCTAACTGTAAAATCTAAATTAATATCACTCATATTATTGGTACCTTACAATCATTCCGATTGGTTCACGGCTTACACTAGGTAAACTACTTAATGCGTCAGTTCTTGTTACACTCATTGTAACAACTACAATGTTTGTATTTGCCGCACTATTTGCTAAACTAACTATTGGTGTAGCATTTGGACTACCAGTGCCACCAGTTAAGTTAGCAGGTATATACAAATAACCAACGCCAGTAGCTGGAGTAGTAAACACTGCCGCTAAGTTAGCACTGTATGTTCCTGCACCGGTTGATGGTTGCGGACTATTTAATGTAAGATTGCCAATATTGATAGTAGATGTATCAATAGTTGAATATGTAATATTGTCAGCAACATAAAACTTTGCACTTGTGCCTAATGTCCATCCAGTAGTGTTGATTGCATTACCAACACTATCTGTAAAAGCAAATGGGAATGTGTATGCTTCTCCTGTGTATATCTCTATACAACTCATCTCTGTGCCAGCGATTGTAATCGTCTTTGCGCCGTTTAATATTAAACTCATTTTGTTTTCCTTATATTCTATTTATTGTTTTTGTATTAGCCATTGCGATTCACATTTAGTGTTCCGGCTATAGCAGTAACTCTTGTTCCAGCAACCATATTTCTAATCAAATATCCCTGACCTTTTATAGTACTATTGACTGCGGTAGATGTTTGTAAATTTACTTTAATAGGTTCATTTGCATTCATATAATAGGTTGCTAATAAATGCGTATATCCTATCAATGTTGAGCCACCACTTGTAGTAGTGTAAAAGGGACAAATTTGAATTTGAGAGCTTGCATCAGATACAAATGAAGCTTCTAGAGGAGTGCCAGCCGTCCAACCATTTTGATAACCGCCGGGCGGTTCGCTATACATAAATATCCACCAGTTATCAGTGCCATTAGTAATACTAAGAACTGATGCAGTAGCTGGATTAAAAGAACTTGTACTATTCGCAAGATATCCATTAGCGGTTGAACTGTTTCCTTGATACCAAGGAAAAACATAACCAGATCCTACTGCTGTGCCATCGATATATACAGGTACATTAAAGTTCGTTGTAATATCAACTGGTGGAATTACAGTATTGGTAGATAATATTGGGATAACAAAAAATTCGCTAGACAATATTTGCGATTTTATTAATGAAGTATTAAGATTAGTAAAACTAACACTGTTAGCTTGTAAGTTAGCACCCCAGTTATAAATTGAACTACTTAAACTTGCTCTACCAGCTAAATCATTACGTGCAGTTGTACTAAAATAGTAATTGCCCACTGGTAAATCATTAATATCAATACTTACTGTTTGTGAATTAGTATATGGTGCTCCATTAGCAAGTTGTGTGCTTGTATAAGATTTATGCAATGCAACATTGCTACTATTGCCATAATTAAAATCCATATACAATGTTGTGCCAGTTGCAGGTACATTACTGCTTACTGTAAAACTTGTAACAGCACCGCTATTAGCTAATGTATTTGTTGTGATGACTGGTGTACTTGGTCTATCAAAGATATTAGGATCACTCAATCCAGTGTTAGCTTCTGGTACAAAATCTTCTAATGCGTTATCATTATATATTGTACCATTATATTCAAACGCAGTTATTCTTGCGCCTAAGAAGCCATCACTTGTTTTAGTTTCTTGCACTTGACTTACACGGAATAGTTTATCAGTCCATCCATATTCTGCTAATGTAACACGAACAACATCGCCAGCAACAACTTGTATACCACTGTAATCTAAATTACAAACTATTGTTAAATCTTCACGTGACTGTAATAACCTACGCACACCCAAATATACTGCACGAATGTAATTGTTAATCTGTGGATACTGAATAACTAATCTGTTGTCTGGCTCATTAGGACTTAACAAGCTTGGATCATACCACGCAGTGCCAACTGTTGTTAAATCAACTACTTTGTAATCAGTTTGGTCATTGATGTTTGCATTTGGATACTGAACTTCTAAACTATTGTATGTTTGATTTAAGTCAATCGGATTTATATCTATACCACCAATCAATACACTACTATCAACACTGTACAAATCGCCTATTACACCACTGTATGGCTTGTTCATTACAATAGTCCATTGCCCAGTTAGTTCGCTATATTGTAGCCAACTATCACAAGCATCAACTAATTGTTGTAAATTGCTTAAACAGTTATCACCTGTGTTGACTGGACCATCAATACGATATCTTGGTTGTGTAGTTGTTCCACCACCTACTGGAACGTATGTAATAGTTTGATCGCTGTATACGTCTAATGCAGTTAAACTTGCAGTATCAATGTCTGCCACATCAATAGCACAACCATACTGAACATCAGTCATATAATCAAGTAATACTGCACCTGGTTTAGTTAGTGTGTTTGTAACTAACATACTCAATCTTGGCATTTGTTGAGCATCTTGTACGTCTTTATTATAGATTACTTTTACAACAACAAAACAAGTATCAGTCATTAAATCTGTCGCAGTCCATCTATCTGCTACTGGAATGCCGGCATCAGATAATATTGTAATAGCACTTGTACCACCTGTGTTAACACCACTACTACTTCCATTACTAAACTGATAAATCCAAGCCTGTCCATTAATGGTTGTATCTACTTGTGGTGTTGTTGCATTAGTTGTTAAACTTACAACTTTATTAACGCCGCTATAATCACCTGCACCTAATGTAACTTCTTTACCATTCCAAAATATCTTGCCAAAGCTCATTGTACCACTACTTGCTTCGCAAATACTGAAAACATAATACATTGTTTTTTGGTCAGTTGTGATTTTAGCATCTGTAACGACTGGGGCAAGAAACGCACTACCATAACTTACTGGTAGTTTGTTATTTGTTGCCGGGCCTAACTGAACACGTGATCCAACGTCATTTGCTCCAGCACTGGTTTTATTTGCACGATTGGCAATTAACTTACTGATACCAATAGTAACTAATGTGCGAACGGCAAATGCCGCAACACTACTTAATGTAATGCCTGCAAAGAAGCTTCCTATTGCTGCCGCGGCTGCTGTAAATACTGGCATCTCAAATACTCCAAGTTGTTTCTATAGGCTTCAAACCAAATCTGCTGTAATCTAGTTTTTGACCTTCCATTTGGCTCATTGTATAATTTACAATAACACCACTATCTTTTAAATTATCGCAATGTTCAACATACTTTGCAAGCAATCTATATCCTGCAGTTGAGCCACGATATTCTTTTTCTACCCAATATGCTATCTCACTCATTATAAGTTTGTTTGCATCCCACATAAATGGGCTTTTGATTGCTAACAACATACCAGTTAGTTTGTTATCTTTTTCACTTACAAATGCAACACCTAATCCAACAACAATTGCTGTAAGTATCTTTAATGCTGTTTCTTCATTTTCAACAGTTAGTCCTTTAATTGTGCCACTATCTCTGTAATGACGCAACATTTCCATTAATTGAGGTATGTCGAATTTATTTGCTAATCTTATTTTCATTTGTTAAGGGCTCGCATCTGTAATATTTGTGTTTGTATCTTGTGATATTTGACTTGCATCTGTTGCTGCCTGACTTTGTGTAGTAGCAACTTGAACTGGTGGTTTACCAAAATCGAATGCTCTATCACTTAAACTTGGAACACGGTCCATACTTGTATCAGTTGGATTATATTCTTTCCAACTTTCGCTATTTGTTTTACGTCCAGCAATGCGATTTTCTAATACACTCTTAAAACTGCTAGCGTTTAGTGTGATTGTGAAGTTATCGTCTTGGTCTACACGTTCTTCACTAATCTGGTAGTTGGTAACAATACCAGTAAATCTATGAGCGTTGCTTGTAAGATTATAACTATTATCATAAAAGCCTCTTGTGATTTCTAACTTACTACCACGTATTAAACTACCCAATACGATTGCCATATTGTTGCCATCAATACCACTTAAACTTATGCTTGTGTCTGCACTTGTTGCACGAATATCACGTTGTTGAACACCAACTGCAAGTAAACCACCTAATGGTGTGTAAGCTTGACCGGAAATAGTTTCAGTTTGATAACTACTACTGAATGTATAGACATTCGCATTTGCTGTGTTGCCATATTCATTATAGATTGTAAGCTTAACAAACTCTGCGTTGTTTACTAATGGTTTATTATTAGCTACTGCTGGGATATTTTCCATTATGATGTCCCCACAAATTCATATAGAGTAAAACTATCGCTAAACTCTAACAATGCGTTATTTACAACTGTTGAGCCACTCATTGCTTGACCGCCTACTACTAATTTGTATGTAGGCATATTAGGACAGAACATTCGGAACTGGCAAGTGTTACCAACAATAACACCTAAACCAGTTAGTGATCCTGTCAATATGTTTGGTCTGTTAGTTGTAACAACTACTGTTGATCCACTACCACGCAACACTTGTGTTGTACTTGTGAATGGGTATGGATGAACTCCAGTAGAACCAATCTGTATCAAATCATTGGGCTTGAATATCACTGCTGTGCTTGCGGCAGTAATGCCGCTTACGTTTAATGTAAGCTGATCGCCAACAAAACTTGTAACAGTTATTGTTGCTAATTGTCCTGAAGTCATTGCACCTTGATACTTAAAGATCCAACTTAATTGAGGTAGATTACTGAACGTAATCACTTCAGGTGTTATTCGATCTAACGTATCTAATGCTTCCATTAAATCTCTTGCTTCATAATACTTAAATCTGTTTGGCATATCAAGTGTGAATTTCCAGGGGTTCTTTGTTGGTGTT